ATCCCATCGTGGGTGAAGCGTATTACGGTGATGTTCAACGGGGTGAGCACGAGCGGGACTAGTTCAATTCAACTTCAAATTGGTACTAGTTCTGGGGTTGTTTCTACTGGATATCTTTCACATTCTGGTTTCATACAATCAAGCGCAGTTGGCTCAAGCGTAGCTACAACTGGCTATGTAATTGTTAATGGACTTGCAAGCGATGTGCTTTACGGCCCATTTGTTATCACAACAACCGGGTCAAATGTATGGAACGCTTCAGGCTCATTTTTTAGAGACGCCAGCACTGACTACAGCATTATTTCCACGGGGACGATCACCCTCGGTGGCACCCTCGACCGCGTCCGCATCACAACCGTCAACGGCACTGACACCTTCGACGCCGGATCAATCAACATTCTTTATGAGTGAGGAGTAACACATGACACTAATTTTGTCTGGCACCGACGGCCTGTCTGACATCGACGGTTCTGCTGCTACTCCCGCCATCAGGGGGACTGACGCCAACACTGGTATTTACTTTCCGGGAGCCGACAGGATTGGCTTTGCAGAAGGCGGTGTACAGGTTGGTGAGTTCGATGCCTCTGGCAACTTTCAGTTCAACTCGGGCTATGGCTCTGTCGCCACAGCCTACGGTTGCCGTGCATGGGTCAACTTCAACGGCACCGGCACTGTAGCGATTCGTGCGTCTGGCAACGTGACGAGCATCACGGATGGGGGTGTTGGCACTTATACGGTAAACCTTACGACTGCAATGCCTGATGCAAATTATGCAGTCACAGGAACACGAGTGGGTGTTGGAAGTACTGCTGATGCAAGTATTTCAACAAGCATTACATCAACATCAGCAGTTTCCGTAATTACTGGCTATAACGGTACAACAGGTAACACCTATACGCTTGAAGACACAAGCCAAGTATTTATTGCCATCTTCCGTTAAGGACCAACCATGAACCAACGCATCATCTACCCCAACGACGAAGGCGGCGTGTCCGTCATCGTGCCTGCGCCCGAATGCGGTTTGAGCGTCGAAGAAATAGCAGCCAAAGACGTTCCGGCAGGCAAACCGTACAAAATCGTGGATGTGGCAGATATTCCGTCTGACCGCACATTCCGTGCAGCTTGGGAGTATGCGGCATGATTATCATCAACATCGACAAAGCCAAGGCCATCGCGCATGACAAGCGCCGTGCTGCTCGTTCCGCTGAGTTTGAGCCGTTCGACAACGCCATTGCCAAACAAATTCCCGGTCAGGTAGACGGTGCAGAAGCCGAGCGCCAGAAGATTCGTGACAAGTACACGGCCATCCAAGCTCAGATGGACGCAGCCCAGACACCCGAGCAACTCAAAGCCTTGATGCCCAAGGAGTAAAAAATGCCCGCAATTATTAACAGCGACGATGGTGTTGTATCCGGTTCAGCAGGTTTGAAGACTTCTGGGGCCAATGATGGCATCACCAACTTCCAACAAAACGGCACTACACAGGCAAGCATCACTGCTGCTGGCTTGTTCCAGTTCAACTCTGGTTACGGTTCTGTTGCCACTGCCTACGGTTGTCGCGCATGGGTCAACTTCAACGGTACAGGTACAGTGGCGATCCGTGCCAGTGGTAACGTGACTTCGATCACCGACAATGCGTCTGGAAATTACACAGTGAACTTCACTACCGCGATGCCAGACGCAAACTACGCCGCATTTACAACAACAATTAGGAAAGAGGCAACGTATTCAGTTGGATACGGTGTTTTTGCGAGTGATACCAGCACAACTGCGTATCGTCCGGCCACAACAAAAGTAACTGTCTTTGCGACGCTGGGTGATTCGTCAACAGACACAGCAGATGTTTACGTGGCAGTCTTCCGTTAACAAGGAGCCATCATGAACCAACGCATCATTTACCCCAACGACGATGGCGGCGTGTCCGTCATCGTGCCTGCTGCCGAGTGCGGCCTGACGATTGATGAGATCGCGGCCAAGGATGTTCCGGCAGGCAAACCCTTCCAGATCGTGGATGTCGCTGACATTCCGTCTGATCGCACGTTTCGCAACGCCTGGGAGTACGCATGATCCAGATCAATATGACAAAAGCGAAGGCTATCGCCCACGATGCCCGTCGTGCTGCTCGTTCCGCTGAGTTTGAGCCGCATGACGCAATCATCATGAAGCAGATTCCTGGCGCTAACTCCACAGCAGCAGAAGCCGCTCGTCAAGCCATTCGTGACAAGTACTATGCTCTCCAGGCTCAGATGGATGCAGCGCAGACTCCTGAGCAACTCAAGGCGCTGATGCCTTAATCTCGATGTTCGGGATTGCCAGTTTTGCTCAGACACCCTTTGCTTCACTGGCAGGGCGGCTTTTTGTTGACTCAGTGACGGAAAATATCACGCTTGCTGACGCCAGCACCCAGGTGTCCGCCTTCCTGCAATCCATCACTGAGCCGATCACCGAGAGCGACATTGAGATCACGGGCAACGCGCTGTTTATTGCCACCATCAATGAACCGTTCACAGCCGCTGACGCCAGCGCCCAAGCCTCGACGTTCTTGCAATCCATCAGTGAGAACTCCAACCCGGCAGATGCCATAGCCATCTCTGCTCAGTTTGCCCAGGCGGTATCTGAGAACGCAAACCTTGCCGACGCCCAGAACGTCTTCTTTGCCTTTGGCCAGACCCGCACGGAAAACATTTTGGAGGTGGCTGACGCCAGCACTCAGCAGTCGGCATTTGTGCAGGCCATCACAGAACCCAGCACCCTAAACGACACCCCAACAATCACCGCTCAGTTTGCCGAGTCTGTCTCTGAGGCTGTGACGATGGATGACTTCCAGGCAATCGCCGCGCAGTTTGCCCAAGCTGTGACGGAAGGGATGACGGCTGCGGACATTGTCACAATCGCTAATGCGTTTTTTGACACCGTCATTGAGAATTTTGGGGTCGAGTCGGTTGAGGCTTTCACTGTCAGCTTCTTGGGCAGCGTGGTTGAGAATCTCAACAGCAACGACATCCAAACCGTGGCGGCAGCGTTTAATGTGGCCGTTGTTGAGAACGCCGTCCTGGCCGAAAGCTTTAGGGTGGGCGGCTGGGTGACGATTGTCAACGAACAAAACGCCGATTGGGTCAACATCATCAGCAGCCAGAACCCTGGGTGGGCCGGGATAGATGACAGCCAGAACTCCAACTGGCAAAATATCAACAATGAGCAGCCCCCGTAAAACACACTCCAGCATGAATCATGATCGACCCGATCACCGCCCTTGCTGCTATATCGTCAGCGGTCGAACTTGTTAAAAAAGTTGCCGCAACGGTTGATGATGTCACTTCGCTCGGGCCGGTGCTGGGTAAATATTTTGATGCCAAAGCCGACGCCATCGAGGTTGTCCAGAAGTCGCAAGAGGGTGGTTTTAAGGGGTCCGCGTTAGGTAAGGCGCTTGAACTGGAAATGGCCATTGAGCAGGCCAAGCAGTTTGAGGAACAGATCAAGATGCTGTTTTTCCAGGCAAACAAGATGGATGTCTGGATGCGGATTGCGGCTCGGGCGCAGCGGATGGAAGCAGACGCAGCCCATGCAGCGAGGCGTAAGAAAGAAGCCGCGAAGAAACGGCAGCAGGAGTTGGACGAGTTGTTCATTATTTTGATCGGCGCGTTGGTTGTGCTCGTCGTGATCGGCGCAACTGTTTGGTTTATCGTGGAAGCCACGGCACAAGGAAAATAGTATGTTGTCACTTATCTCCACACTCGGCGGCTTGCTGATTTCCGGCCTGCCAAAACTGCTTGAGTATTTCCAAAACAAGGCCGACCAAAAGCACGAGTTGGCTTTGGCCCGGATGCAAAACGAGCGCGAGTTGGCTCTGGCGGCTCAAGGGTACGCCGCGCAGCAGCGCATTGAGGAAATCCGCACTGATCAGATCATGATGCAGACCGAGGCGCAGATGACCGAGGCCGCGCTGCAACACGACGAGAAGGTGCTCGACAGGGCGCACAAGTGGGTTGCCTCCTACGTCGGCACTGTGCGCCCGACGGTGACGTACATCTTCGTGATTGAACTGGTGCTGATCAACTTGTTCCTGTGCTACTACCTGTACACAAACCCAGGGATGATTAAAAGCATGGACGATGTGCTGCGGTACTCGGACATTATTTTTAGTCCCGACGAAATGGCCATGTTGGGTGGGATTATTGGATTTTGGTTTGGTACCCGCACCTGGGGCAAGAAGTGAAACTGAGCAAGGTCGGCGCTGACTTGATGCACAAGTACGAGGGGTACAAAAACCGACCGTACCTGTGTCCGGCGCACATCTGGACAATTGGTTATGGCCATGTGCTGTACCAAGAACAGATTCGCCTGCCTATGATGCGAACCAAAGACGACACCCCCATGATCCGCAGGGAGTACCCATTGAAACCGGAGGACAACCGTGTCTGGTCCAAGCAGGAAATTAATGATCTCTTCGACTCGGATGTCGCAAGTTTTGAACGTGGTGTTCTTCGACTTGTGCCCGGCAGTGTTGGCAGTCAAGGCCGCTTTGACGCTCTGGTCAGTATTTCCTTTAATTTCGGGCTAGGCAACCTCCAGCGCAGCAGCATCCGCATGAAAGCAAACCGGGGCGATTGGGAAGGCGCAGCAGACGCTTTCTTGCTTTGGAACAAGGGTGGGGGTAAAGTGCTGGCAGGGCTGGATAAGCGCCGCAAAGACGAACGCGCCCTCTTTTTGTCGTAGGACGACCATGCCACTTCAGAAACTGCAACTACGCCCAGGCGTCAATCGAGAGTCAACCACCCTTGCCAATGAGGGCACTTGGTTTGAGATGGACAAGGTGCGGTTTCGCTCGGGCTACCCTGAGAAGCTTGGTGGGTGGGAGCGCGACAATGGAGCGCAATCGAGCGGCTTGATGCCGCCCACTGGTTCTTTCTGGGGCGTCTGCCGTTCGCTGTGGAACTGGATCACCCTGTCTGGCTACAACCTGCTTGGTCTGGGGACCAACCTCAAATACTATATTCAAAACGGTGTTGATGGGGCGTTTCACGACATCACACCGCTGCGCGATACCGTCACCATCGCGTCCAACGCCTTCACCACAACCAACGGCTTGACGACCGTCGTCATCAACGACACGGCCCACGGTGCAGTCACAAACGACTTCGTGACTATCTCTGGGGTATCGGGTCCAGTAAACGGCATCCCGGCAGCGGACTTGAACAAAGAGTTCCGCATCACATACCTGACAGTTGACACCTACAGCATCACAGTTGCCACCGCCGCTACTTCTTCTGGTACCACAGGCGCGGCCACCTTTGCCTATCAAATCGATCCTGGCGAAGAGATCGACACAGTAGTTGTTGGTTGGGGCGCTGGTGGCTGGGGCGGCATTACGCCAGGGTATGCTTCAACGGGCTGGGGGCAGTCTGCTGCATTGGCACAGCTTCGTCTCTGGAGCCAGTCTAACTACGGCCAAGACCTCATCATCAACCCGCGTGGCGGGGCACTGTATTTGTGGAAAGTCAACGCCAGCCCACTGGTATACGACCGCGCAGTCCTGCTGTCGCCGACCAGCCCACCACCTTACACGACGGATTCCGGTTGCCCGACTGTTTCCAACATGGTCGCGGTGTCTGATGCTTCTCGGTTTGTAATTGCCTTCGGGTGCAATGACTACGGTTCGGCGACGCAAGACCCGCTGCTAATCCGTTGGTCTGACCAAGAAGACTACGCCACATGGACCCCCGCCGCAACCAATCAGGCGGGCAGCTATCGCCTGTCCACGGGGTCGAGCATCGTGGCGCACCAACAGACCCGGCAGGAGATTCTGGTCTGGACTGACGCGGCCATTTACTCTATGCAGTACCTTGGCCCCCCGTACATCTGGGGCTTTCAGGTTCTGGGCTACAACATCTCAATCGCTGGCCCCAACGCCACAGCCACCGCAGCCAACATCACGTACTGGATGGGGCTGGATAAGTTCTACATGTACTCTGGTCGAGTCGAGACCTTGTACTGCCCATTGCGGCAATACATCTTTGGAAACATCAATCTGTCTCAGCAGTATCAGTTTTTTGCCAGCACCAACGAGGGCTACAACGAGGTCTGGTGGTTCTACTGCTCGGCCAATTCAACGGTGATTGACAGGTACGTCATCTACAACCACTTGGAGCGCATCTGGTCGTACGGCAATCTGTCGCGCACCGCATGGCTGGATACGCCATTGAGAAATCATCCGACCGCCACAGGCTACAACGGCCAGTTGGTCTATCACGAAAGTGGTGTGGATGACGGCAGCACTAACCCGCCGAGCGCAATTGAGTCCTACATCCAGTCTGCTGACTTCAACATTGGTGATGGCCACAACTACGGTTTTGCTTGGCGCATGATTCCTGACATTACGTTTGATGGGTCGTACGTCAACAACCCGCAGGTTACGTTTACCCTGCGTCCACGGCAGAACCCTGGTGCCAACTACAGCGCCGCAGGTACGCCCACTGTGACCAGCACGCAGAACTATCAGGGCCAGCGAAACTACACGGTGCAGCAGTTCACCCAGATTGTTTACACGCGCATCCGTGGCAGGCAGATGGCGTTCAAGGTCAGTTCAGATGGCCTTGGGGTCAACTGGCAGTTGGGTGTCCCGTCACTCGACGTACGTCCTGACGGAAGGCGTTAAATGACCCTGATCGTCACATCAGAGTTTGAACTAAACCGAGTCGTTGCGCCTCGTCTGCCGACCGCGCCTGTTGAATACGAGAAGCGGTATCACGATCAGTTTGCTGACGTTTTGCGTCTGTACTTCAACCGACTCGACAACATCCTGGGTCAATTGGTGGCTTCTATGGAAACAATCCCGGTATCAATTGGCGGCACCAACACGGATGCTTTTGGGCGGCTACGGGTCAGCAATCCTCTGACGCTGTTTGACTCATCTCACCGATACGCGGACAACACCCTGTGGGTCAACAGCATCACCGGCACCGCAGCGGCAACCTTTAACGCAAATGAGGGGTTGGTAGACCTGACGGTTGGCTCGGCCAGTGGGGATCAGATCATCCGCGAGACCATCAAAGTCTTTTCGTACCAGCCGGGCAAGAGCCTGTTGGTGATGAATACGTTCATTTTTGGCACGGCTAAGGCCAACCTGCGTCAACGTGCTGGCTATTACGGTGCAGCCAACGGTATTTACTTTGAGCGTGAAGGCTCCATCAACTACATGGTCGAGCGCAGCAGTGTGACGGGGTCGGTGGTCAATACCCGTGTGGCTCAGGCAGACTGGAACCAAGACCCGATGGACGGCACTGGCCCTTCTGGCCTGACGCTGGACTCCTCCAAGGCGCAGATTCTGTACATGGACATCGAATGGCTTGGCCTTGGCACTGTTCGCACGGGGTTCATCATCAACGGGGCATTTGTCCCGTGCCACAACTTCAACCATGCCAACCTGATCAACACCACCTACATCACCACCGCCTCACTCCCGCTGCGGTACGAGATGACCAACGCAGCCGCAACGACCGGGGCCAGCACCCTTAAACAGGTTTGCTCGACGGTGATCTCTGAGGGTGGATATGAACTACGCGGTGCGCAGTTGTCGGCAGGAACCCCCATCACAACCCCGAAAACGCTGACCACTGCCGGTACGTTTTACCCTGTTGTATCCCTTCGCCTGAAGACGACCCGCCTGGATGCAATCGCTATTCTGACAGCAGTGTCAATCTTGGGCATCACCAACAACGCCAATTACAAATGGGAAGTTGTGGCGTCTGGCACCACGACCGGGGGCACCTGGGTAAGCGCCGGAACGAACTCAGGGGTTGAGTACAACATTACTGGCACGGCGTTTACTGTCGGCACCGGACGCATCTTGGCAACGGGCTTTTTCCAAGGCTCCAACCAAGGGTCAAACAGCGTGGACATTTTGAAAGAGGCTTTGTTTGCCTCGCAGCTTGAGCGTGACCCCTTTACTCCGACCGCTTATGAGTTGACGCTGGCCTGTACGGCTGCATCCAACGGTGATCAGGTTCTCGGTTCTGTGGACTGGGAAGAGATCAGCCGGTAATTGAGCAAACAAACCCTCCATGATAGACTTAATTAATCCCCTTTCTGCCCAGCAAAGGAACCAAAATGGCCGCTGAAAACGAAGGCATCATGTCCCTGCCACAGGGCAATGAGAGTGCCGCCGCCCCTCAAATTTCCCTGGACGATGCCTACGGTGCCATCCGTGGGGGCCTTGAAGATGTGTCCCCTGAGGTCGCAACTGACATGCAAGGGGCCCTCAACGAGATCATGCCGATGCTCGATGAGCTTGAGGATGATCAGTTGGACATGCTCATTGAGGTTTTTCAGTACATCCTGGATCGCCCGGACGAGTACGCTGAGAATGTTAAACAACTGGCTGAAAGCGATCTCATCGACCCGGGAATGCTGCCGGACGAGTACGACCCCGAAATTCTTTCCGCAATTTTGGTGGTGTTTGTGGAAGCCCGCCGGCAACGGCAGATGGGCAACCAGCGGGCGGCCGTAGCTGAAGTGCCGATGCCCCCGGCCCAGATGGCTCGAGGCGGGATTGCAGAAGCGGCTCGTTTGGTGGCTTCCAAAGGCCGTTATGGCGACACTATGCTGGCGCATATTACGCCCGAGGAGGCTCGACTTTTAAAATCGCGGGGCGGTTCAGGCACTATCAACCCTGAGACTGGCCAGCCAGAGTTCCTTAAAAAACTGGTCAAGAAGATCGGCAATGTAATTACTGGCACAGCCAAGGGCATTGGCAAGGCAATTTCAAACACGGTTAAGGGCGTTGTCAACGTAGCCAAGAAGATCGTCAAGTCCCCGATTGGACGGATCGTGGCCACTGTTGCACTGGCCGCGTTCCTCGGACCAGGGGCCTTTGGAATACAAGGGCTTAACTTAGGGCTAAGTGCCGGCGTAAATGCCGCGATTGCTTCTGGTACGGTGACTGCGATTGGTGGCGGGAACGCCAAAGACATCCTGCGAAGCGCCGCTGTGGGATACCTTGGGGCTCCTGGCGGCCCAGTGGCCAACTATGTGGGCAGAACCATCGGCGCAGGTGCCATGGGCGTTACAAACGCGGCGGCGGCTTCGGCGATCAATGCAGGACTTGTCAGCACTGGCGTAGGCCTGTTGTCGGGCCAAAATCTGGCCGATGCTGTCAAGAGCGGCTTGGTTTCTGGAGCAATCTCGGGAAGCGTGACGGGCTTCCAACAGGGATTTGGGGCGCAAGTTCCCAAGCCCATGACCGTTCCAATGCCTTTGGGCGGTTCTCCGGCGGGGCCTGTCGGGCCTGTCGGAACCGCTGCAGACCTCATGGCCGGGCAAGGCCAACAAGGGTTCATGGGGCAGGGCGTAAATGAGCAATATATGAGCGGGCAAGAGTTCCGGGAAGCTCACTTGGGCAGAGCAGGGACGCTGCGTCCCACTACCTCGATGACTGCGGCGAGACTGGAAAACATACCTTCTCCTGTTCTGGAAAACTCGCTTTCTCCTGACGGGTACGACCTTCCAGCCAGCCGATATTCTTTTACCAGCGGCAGAGAGCCCAGCATGGCACAGTCACTGGCCCGGACCGCTTCTCCAGGCGCAGCGGCCGTTGCTGCTTCTGGTGCCTCCCAGGCCGCCCTAGACCAAATCTACGGCGACGCTGCTCAACGAGCACTTCCTGGCGCAGTTGCTGCCCCTAGTGCCCCTGCTCCCGGTGCCCCCGGCACTCCTGGCGCCCCTCGCCCGGTGCCCGGTGTCATGAGTTCTCTCGGCCGGATGGGCGGGGGCATTTCTAACATACTGCAAGGTAATGTCCGGCAGGGCTTTGGAGAACTAGCGAGCGGGTCAAAAGACCTGTTCTTGCCCGGTAGTTCTACGCCTGCCGAGCTTCGTGGAACACCGGAGTACACCTCTGCAGTTGCCAGAGGAGCCACTGATGCAGCGGCTTTGGCCGAAGCAGGGAAGACTTACAACCCCAGTATCATCAGAAGCTACGGGCCTGGACTTGCAGCGGGCCTGGGTATTATGGGGATGAGCGGCGGGTTTACGCCAAAACAGCTGCCAGAGTCTGAGCTTGCCCAGCAACTTAGGGGCACTCCTGGCGAAGACTTGATTGCGGCTCGGCCCTCCCAGTACATTCCCCAGGGCCTCCCTGGAATTCAATACGGCCCGTCGGGGGAGATCATCGGCTCTTCCCCATACTACTCCCCCCGCACGATGGAAGATGTACGGGTATCTACCCCAGGAATCATGCCCCAAGGCATGGGCGGCCCAATGTATCAGGCCCCCCAATACGCAATGGGCGCAGGCCAGATGGTCCCGCAACCGTATAACACTTCGGCCATGTACTCCAACCCGTTTTTTAACCCCTATCTAGGAATGCCAATGCGGGCAGCAGATGGCGGTATTGCTTCTTTGGAGAAGGGCGGGTATCCTCGTCGCACTGGACAGATCAGTGGCCCTGGAACCGAGACTTCGGATTCCATCCCTGCGATGCTCTCTGACGGCGAGTTTGTCATGACCGCGAAGGCTGTTCGCGGTGCAGGCAAAGGCAACCGCAGAGCCGGGGCGAAAAAAATGTATGCCCTCATGCATCAACTCGAGCGCAATGCTTCACGGGGATAAGACATGGCAACTGAACGTACAGAACAGATAGTCCGCGAAGCACCGGAAATTGAGGCCTATAAGCTAGGCCTCATGAAGGCCGCACAGGCCTTGCCCGTTGCTCAACTGCCCGCGTATCAAGTCGCGGGCATGTCCCCTGAGCAGGTTTCCGCTCTCCAGATGGGCACGGCAGGTATTGGTGCGTATGCCCCCTACTTGCAGCAGGGCACGGAAGCTCTGAGGGCAGGCACTTCGACCCTGGGGGAAGCGGCTAATGTCCTTCGCGGGGCCGATACCCGTGGGCAGTTTGCTGCAGCGCAGCAGGCCTCCAATCTTGGAATTGGTTCTTTGATGGGATCAGCGCAAGGGTTCAACCCGTATTCTGCGCAGGCCTTCATGAATCCGTACACCCAGGCGGTCATCGAGCAGTCGTTAAATGAAATCAACCGGCAAGGTGATATGGCTCGGCAAAACCTGCAGGCGCAGGCGGTTCGGTCAGGCGCTTTTGGTGGCAGCCGCGAGGGCATCCAGCGGGCGGAACTAGAGCGTGGGCTGTCCCAGACTCGCAATCAGGCGATTATCAATGCACTGCAGCAGGGTTACGGCTCGGCGCAGCAACAAGCGCAGCTGGCTTTTGAGCAGCAGCAGCAAAGGCAAATGGCTCAAGGCCAAAATCTGGCCAGCATTGGTCAGGGCATTGGGAACTTGGCAGCCCAGCAGTTTGGCGTGGGCCAATCTATGGCTCAGGGCTTGGGCACATTGGGAAGCCAAGCGGCCAATTTGGGCATTCAACAGGCTGCCCTGGGCCAGACCGCTCAGCAGTTGGGCCAGGGGGATGTCAACTTCCTGTACAACCTCGGATCGCAGCAACAGCGGCAGAAGCAAGCAGAACTCGATGCGCTTCGCGCCTCCAAAACGCAGGAAGTGCTGGCCCCCATGCAGCACTTGGCATTCCAATCTGACATTTACAAAGGCGCGCCGTCTACACAGATGGCGATTACGCAGCAGCAACAGGCTGCGCCCAGCCCCTTCCAGCAGATTGCTGGCGTGGGTACCGGAATCTTGGGCACCGCAGCGGCAGCAAATGCCGCAAGCAAGCTCTTCTAAGGAAGCGTTATGAAAGAAGAAGTACTGAAGCGGGCGATGTTTGCAATGCCTCTGTCTAAAGAGGCTCGCAATTCAGGCATCCTCTCCGGGTTTGAGGAAGAGATGGAGGACATGGATGAGATGCCCGAGCCTTCTGAGGAAATGCCCCAGATGGCTCGCAATCCCCAGAACCCTGAAATCCTGATGAACAACCTGCGCGGGGATATGCGCTCGGTGGACGCTCGGTACATGGAACTTGCTCAAATGGTCGGCGAAGAAGCGGCCATGGAGACTCCGCCGGAAGTGCTGGCCATGCTGCAGTCCCAATTTGCGCAGCAAGGCGGCATCGGTGGGCTGCCTCAGGCACAGGCAATGGCTCCTCAAGGCATGATGCCGGAGATGGGTGCGATGCCCACGGACCAAGGAGCAGGAATTCCCATGCCCGAAGGCATGGCGGGTGCTCCCCCTTTTTCCCAGGGCGGGCCTGAGCAGGCTCCGCCCACCCCTGATGGCCTGCCTCCGATGCAAGCGGCGGGGGGCGCATTCATCACAAATGCTGCGCGCTTTGCTCAGTTTGGTGCAGACAAAACGGCGGCGGCCGCTGCCGCTGCCAGCCGCTTTATGGCCTCGGGCAATGCCGCTGCTGGCCGCTTGATGTCGCAAGGGTTCCCGCAAACTTTCCGGCCGGTGTTTGAGAACGTGCGGGGCCCAAGCGGAAAGTATACGGCCGAGCAGTTCCTGACGTACCCGACGCTCACCCAACACATGGCCAACATAGCTGGGCCACGGGTCATGGGCACCGTAAGACGGGCCGGCAATCTGCTTACTCCTTCTCCCCCAGCAGCTTTTGGTGCCCTAGGTGTTGGTTCTATTGTGGCTGGATACAGGGGCGCAATGAATTCGGGCGAAGACCCGGCGCGACAGCAACTCTTGAAAGATTACGAGGACGCCTACTACAGGGTCACCGACAGAAGCATTCCGATGCCCTCTCTGTCGAATGTAAGCAACGAAGAGTTGGCGCAGTTCGTTGCAGGTATGCGGGCCAAGGCAGTTCCGCCCGTGGAAGTTCCCGGTGCCGGACCCTCGGCCGCCCGCCCGGCTGCAGTGGACATGAACAACGCTGATTTCATTCGTCAAGTCATCGAAGGCGGCGATTCGGCCGGCACCGCTGCGCGTGCCCCGGCTGCCGCTGCAGAAGCAGCAGAAGTCAGGCCCGAGGTGGCCGCACCACGGGTTGTAGCCGACAAGAGCCGGATGGAAAGAATTCGCGAGGCTCAGAAAGAGTACGCACCGCTGTACCGGGAACTTCTTGGTGACGGCAAAGAAGAGATGTACACCAATGCCATGCTGATGCTGGCCGATGCGGGCTTCAAATACGCATCACTGCCTGCCAAAGCAGGAACAACTCCGGTGTCATTGCTCGCCGAGGCAGCCAAAGGCATCCCGCAAGGCTTTATGGCACTCCTTGCGCAGGCCAAGGATCGTCAGATCAAGGTCGATACCGCCGCGCTGTCTCAAGCCGTCAACGATGTCCAAGAGCAAGACAAGTTTGCTCAGCGCCTTCGGGAAATTATGCTTAAGGGCGACCTTGACCGGCTCACAGAGCTGGCTAAAAAAGGCGGCGTGATTACCGAAGACGGTGGGGTGGGCCTTTTGGTTTCCAAGGACAAGAGCGGTAGCTTCCTTGGCTTTTCTATTGACCCCAACAATCCGACTGTGCAGACTGCTGTCCGTAGCCGGTTTACGCTGCGTCCCACGGATAACCCGTTTGTGGTCAACCGTGGAGAAGCTCCGACATCTATTGAGACGGATAAGGGAGAGCGTATCAAGCTCAGTTCGACGTTGCGATCCTTGGACAACAGCCTGTCTACCCTTGAAAACCTCAAGGGCGTCTTTGTCAATGCCTACGGCCCCGGTGCGTGGTTCTCGGACAAGGTCAACAACCTGTTAGTCCCTGTTCTGCCCACTGCAACTCTGAGACCAAACCTCGACCTGACTGACGCCTCGACCCGCATCAGCACCGGCATGAACTCCATCTTGAAAAACATCGCCTCCGCCAATGATGGTGGACGGGTTGCAGTGCAGGAGCAAGAGTGGGCGCGTGAGACCGCTAGGGGCGTCAGTGACCCCACCAAATTCTTTGCGGACAAGGAAGTGGCTGCTAAACAGTTCAACAGCATGGAAGCAATGCTTCGAAATGCTCGGCAGCAGGTGCTTACGCAGTTGAGCTTTGAGAAGAACGACTTTGTCATGTCCACGCCCAACACCGGCACACAGTCTGATCCTTTTGTGATCCCCTCCGATGCTGATGCAAGGAAGCGCATGTACACCTTCCTCGGCGGCACAATTGGCAGGATTCAAGACCCACGGGCCACGGTCTATCTGCGGATGCCCAACGGAACCATCCAGAGCGCAACGCCAACCCAGCTTATAGGACTGATGCAGTAATGCCAACCTTCATCAACACCCAGGGCCAAGTAGTTGATGCCGACACGGGCGAGATCGTCGGCCGTGCAGAAGGCGCTCCTGTTGCAACCGAGCCCCGCAAAGCAGGGGCCCCGGACCAAGTAACGGAAGGCGCAGACAAGGTCAAGGGCCTGATCAACCAAGCCTCCTGGGGCTTCAACACAGCCCTGTTTGCACTGCCCGATGCCGCGCAGCGAGTCATCGGCCGAGGCCTGGGCCTGGACGACAAGCAAGTCTTCCAGTTTGCAAAGTTCTTCAACCGGGGCGAGGTATCGCCCCGTAACTCTTTGGAGCGGTACTCCCGGGCCGCCGGCGAAGGGGTGGGGGCGGGCCTGCCTTTTACGGGAGTTCTTGGCGCGGCTGCGGCCATGCGCACTCCGCTGGCTGTGGCTACTCCTGCCCCAACTGTCATGCGGGCCGTGGCCAAGGACGCGATGGACATGATTGCAAAGAGCCCGAAGAAGGCGCTTGCTCTGGACATGGCGTTTGGCGCGGGCTACGAGACCATGCGTCAGGCGGTGGAAGAAAACGTCTCCGACGACCAGCCCTCCAAGGCCCTGCTCAAGGAACTGCTGCCTGCTGCTGCGTTTGTAGGACTGCCCTTGGCTCTGTCCGGGGGCTTTTCTGCCGCTGGGAAACTGGCGCAGATGACGCCTACTGGTAAGGCGGTTGGGTTTGCAAGAGAGCAACTTACCGGCCCTGGATCACGGCTCACGGATGTTGAGCAAGAGGTTTTAGAAAGCGCCCCTAAGTTTTGGCGGGCCCCGATTGTCCGCATCGTGCCTAAAAAACTGATCCAAAACGCCGAGCGCAAGCTCGAGCAGGTGTTTGGGCCTATTGCAGAGAGCAAGGACGCACAAGAGGCGCTTGCTGCGCTTCGCGCTGCAATGAATGATCCGCGCTTTGCAGAAGCTGGGTTTGTTTTAGACGCAGCCGAGACCACCATGTACACGCCGCTGGTGCAGGAGAAGTTTCGGCTGCTGCAGCAGTTGGGCCCGAAGGACCTTGAGGGCGTCAAAACCCGCATCAGCCAGAACCAAGCTGCGCTGGATCGCCTGTTTGCCAACTTGTCCCCCGAGGCGCGTACTCCGGTGATGGATGCATTTAAGGCTGCCCAGGCTGACCGGCAGGCCTTCTTTGAGAATCTGATGCGGCAGAAGAAAGACCTGACCGAAGCAGAAATCTTGGCGATCTCCGAGCGCCTGGGCCCGCAGAACATCAACATGCTCAACAACGAGCTACGTGGTGTCATTCAGGCCTCTATGGAAGCCGACAACCGGATGCGTCAGAGCGTCCTGTCCCGCATTGGCCTCAAGCAGGCTACGGCCCCTGACGGAACGCCGCTGCCCACCCGCGACCAGGGCAAATCGCTCTTCGATGCAAGGGACATGGAAGAGCAGGTGCTGGCGCTGATCAGCAAGTACAAGATCGAGCGCCCGTCCATGCGTCAGGCAGTGCCTGAGCCTATCCGACTGCTCGACAACTTTGTGCAGAGTCAGATTCGCAATCGCGAAAGGCTCGAAGCGCAGATGCTCAATGACCTTACCAACGAGGCCATTGACAGCCAGATTGTTGGCATGAGCAAAGCCTTTGATGATCCTGAGATCATGAAGGCAATCCGTGCCTCCGTGCAATCTCTTGTTCGTGGGGATAAGCCTAGGGGCGGCCGCCGCACTCCAGGGCTCACGGAGCTTGCTACTCCGGATGCTCAGGGCAATGTCGCCATCCCCACGGTTATTCCTGGTCGCAAGATCGTGATCAATCCACAGCAGATTCGCCAGGACGCTGCTCGGGTTGCTGCAGACAGCACGAAGATCGACATCAACATTCCGGAGGCCCTGGACTACTTGACGGCGGCTCAACGGTTCCGCAACGATGCGCTTAACGACTACAACGCGGCGATGCTGAAGGGCCGTGTGCGCCAGACCGATGCGCAGCGAATTCTCGACACAGGCAACGCTGTGTTCAAGGATGTGGAGAAGCTTGTCTTGGACCGCGCACCACGGCTCAAGAGCGAGTACGAAGCCTTGAAGGTCATGGTTGATGACTACAAGAGCACCTACGACCGGACGCTGCCTTTGCTGATGACGCAGGCTAAGCGCGGGGGCATGGAGTATCTGCTGCCCAACGAAGACCTGATGCGCAACGCATTTAAGAATGTTGAAAACCTGCGCAGCGTAACCACCATCCTCGGCAATGATGAGCAGGCCCAGCGCCTGATGACGAACGGCACGATTGATTGGTTGCGCAGCAAGGGCGTGGTCAACAAGGAGGGCTTGGTTGATCCCAAGCTCATGCGCAGGGTTCTCGACAATAACCGCAACATTGTCGAGGCGCTACCGCAGCCCATCCAAGCAAAGCTGCAGGATGAACTCAATCTGGCCAACGACTATGTCGCTCGGCTGGGCGAGATTGATCGCCGCATGGTTGCCGCGCAGGATAACGAACTTAATCGAGTCCTTGCTCGCGCCTCAAGGCCGGATGCCGATTTCAAGCAATCTGTTGCTGATGCGATCAGTGATCCAGCGATCATGCGGAAGTTGGTTGACGCAATGAGCAGCAACCCCGAGCAAATTGCTGCTCTTCGACGATCCGTCTATGAGCTTGCAGGGGAAGGAGTGAGGGGTGGAGGGGCGCTCAAATCCTTCTTGGATAACAACGAGAAATCATTGCGGGTTCTTTTTGGTGGCACCGGGCATCTCGATGACCTCAAGAAGCTTGCTGATCTGCAGCGCCGTGTCAATGCATTTGCCAACGTAACCGGGCAGATTCCGGCGTTTGAGTCGCTTGATCAAGCAGCTAAGCGGGTTTTTGGTTTTGGTATTCAATTTCTTACAACCACGGGCCGCGAGGCAGCAGTAGGCAGGATCGCTCCTGAGACCGGCGCTCTGGCACTGATGGTTCGGATGACGGGCAGCCTGGAGAACGAGCTCTACAAACGCATCTTCACCAAGGCCTTGGAGAGCCCTGAGTTTGCTCGGGGCATCACCAACATCGCCACGCCCAAAGATGGTGAGAAGGTCCTCAAGCAGTTGCAGGACATCGGTATCAGCAAGGAAATGATTTTTGGCAGGCCCGCAGTTGCAGCCACTACTCGAGCAATTCCTCGCGAGATTACCGATCTTGAGCGCGAAGGGCAGACCACCCCCTTGCAAGGCATGGAGGGCCAGCCCGTGGTGCCCCGCGCTTCTGCAAGCCAGATGCTGCGCACGCTACCGCCCGCTCCACCAACTCGCGGTTACGAGCCCAACTTCCGCCTGCCTACGACAAAGCCTGCTGCACCAGCGCAGAAACAGATTCCGTTGATGTATCCTGCGATGTTCCCCAACGACCCGATAAGCGGACTTCTGATGCAGCGCCAAGCGGCGATGCAGCCCGCACAGCCGCAACAGTGATGGAGTAGTTTATGGAAATGATTGGCCGTCTGGTTGGAACTATGTTCTTGGCTCGGGAGTACGCGCACCGGGCGCACTTGAGCGTCACCGGACCCGGTAGCTTTGCCAAGCACTCCGCCCTGGGCGAGTTCTACGAAGCCATCATTGACCACGCCGACACAATCACCGAGGCGTACCAGGGGCGGCATGATGTGATCTTGGACATTCCGTACCTAAACATGCCCGATGAGCCGGATTGCATCAAAGCCCTGGAGAAGATGCTCGACGACATCGAGAAGCTTCGCTACGATGCGGTGGACAAGAAAGACAGCCCGATTCAAAATCTCATCGATGGGGCCATCGAGACGTTTTTAAGCACGTTGTACAAACTCAGGAAGTTGAGGTAATCATGATGAAAAAACCTGTGTGGGACAAACCACGGCCCACGGACATCGGCAAGCCCAAGAAGATGAGCCCTGCTAAGAAGAGCGCGGCGAAGGCCATGGCCAAAAAAGCCGGCCGGCCCTACCCCAATCTGGTGGACAACATGCGGGCGGCAAGGAAGAAGTAATGGCTTGGTCAGACGTACTCAAGGCCGTCATCCCAATTGTGGTGGCCGCTTTGGCTTGGCTGCTGGGACAGGTCGCGTCCTTCTCAGAGCGTCTGACAAAGATCGAGGGGCAGATGCCTGCTCTCATTACCAAAGAGGGCATCCCCACCGACAGTCCGATCAGCGCCGAGCGCAGGGCCATACAAAAAGAGCAGATGATGCAGCACATCAACGAGCTTCAGGTCAAGGTCCGGCTGCTGGAAGAACGCGAGAAGCTGGGGAAGAAGTAAACTCCCCCCCATTGATTGCAGTTGCCATCTTCACTTCCTCGGGGCGTCTCCACCCCTAGATGGCACTTTGGCCGGGAGGCTGGCCCTCCCGGCCTATTTTTTGGTACTGCTCCACGCGCCGCCACCACTTGTCCTTGTACTCGTCGAATTCGCGGCCGGCGGTGACAAACTCCTGCGGCTCTCCGGCCTGACTCATCATCATCACCACGCCCTGATCGATCTTGGTGCCATGCACCTTGTCGTGTGCAACCGCATACGCGGCAAGCTGTAGGAAGTAATCCTCAATCCACTCGCGCTTCTTGGGCTTGTTGGTCTGCTTGAAGTCTATGATGCTGGGCTTGTTCTTGTAGACGCCCACGCAGTCAGAAGTGCCGGCGTATGTGCTTGGCACATACAGCGACACCTCCGCGCCCCACACTTCGTTGACATGCGGAAAGAAGTGCTCGATGAGCTTGTAGCCCATCCAGTAGCCCCTGACCTGCTGCCACGTTCTGGGGATGTCCAGCGGCCGCTCTAGCAGCAATCGCTCGATGACGCCATGCATGTGGGTGCCGATGGTGGCCGCCTCGTTCCTGATGCGCTCGGCCGCTTCCTTGCCTACCTGCTCTTCCCAGGCTTTAAGGCTGCTGCGGTCCTTGGTCTCATTGAGGATGGTCGTGACGCTGGGCATCGGGATGTCCTCGCCATCGATGCGATAAACGCGGCCCGAGGACCTGTCGAGGCGCTCGAGGCGCTTGTAGACGTACTTGCGGCGGACGGGCACCAGCATCATTTAATCCACTCCTTGAGTTCTTCGCCCAGCACTTGCGAGGCGATGTTGATCTTGCTGCGCAGAGCCTTGACGATGTGTTCGTCGACGGTGCCCGGGCTGATGAAGTCGATGTAGGTCACCTTGTTGGTCTGGCCAATCCGGTGGGCCCGGTCCTCACTCTGCAGCCGCACTTCCAAGTCGAAGTTGTTGCTGTAGTAGATCACGGTGTGCGCCGCTGTCAGCGTCAGGCCGTAGCCGCCCGTGCGGGGGTTGCCGACAAAAAAGCGCAGGCCGCTGTTGGGGTCCTGGAAGCGTGTGACGATTTCCTGTCGGTCCTCTGCCTCCGTGTCGCCGTAGTAGGTCGCCACGGTGGTCATACCGTGCTCCTCGGCCAGGGCATTCTTGATGTTCTCGATGTCCCGGCGGTAGTTGGCCCAGATGATGACTTTGCCGTTGCACTCCTCGACGGTTGCCAGCAGTTCCTTGACCCGGTTGTTGGGCAGGTCCTCCTGCCGACCATCGTCGAACTTTACGTGCCCGCAAACGATCTGGTGCAGCCGCATGATCTGGGTCAGAGCATTGTTGGTCGACATGAGGTTGCCGTCGATCAGCGTGAGCGCCATCAGCTTCATCTGGTCGTAGGCCTTGCGCTGCTCCTCGGTCAATTCAATCTCGCGCCGCGTGAATACCTTGTCGGGCAGGTCCAGGCACTCGTCCTTGGTCACCCGGAAGCTGAAGGTGCCCAGCTTCTGGTGCAACTCATCCAAGTGCCGGTAGCCCACAATCTGGCGGAAGGTGTGGGTCGCCAGCTTGCGCTCAATCATCATGGCGTACCGGGCCTGGAAGGCGTAGAAGCTGTCGTAGCCCAGGTAGTCGGGGGAGAGGAAGAAGCACTGGCTGAAGAGGTCCAGCGGGCTCTTGGTCACCGGGGAGCCCGTTGCAATCCTCCTGTACCGCGCATCACGGCCAATCTTGACGAGGTTCTTGCTGCGCTTGGACTGAGGCGTTTTGATGGTGGTGCTCTCGTCGATGGCCATGTAGGCTGTCGTCACCCGCAGGAAGGTGCGAGCGAATGCCGCGCCCTTCTCCGTGCTGAATGCCTCGACGTTCATGACCAAGATACGCAGCGTATCGGTGGCGTTGAGCATCTTGTCCATTTCCGCCCGCTCGGCTTTCTTCGGCGTAGGAGACCAGCACGCCATCGTGTAGGACACATGCTCGGGCATGTGCTCTGGTATTTGCCCGGTATACCAGTTACGATAGACGCCCTTCGGGGCCACGACCAGCATGGCGTTGATCTTGCCCTTGTCGTAGAGCATGGCGGCGTTGTTGATGAGCATGAAGCTCTTGCCAGTGCCCATGTCTGCGAACAGAGCAACCGCTGGGTCTTCCCAGAATCGTTGCAGGTACGCGGCCTGATGAAGGTACGGCTTGTTCTTAAACGGGTACTTTTCCAAAAAGTAGTCCACGGCTCTCTTCCTTTCTGTGGTTGCGGGGCTTGACATGCCCGGGAAGTAGTGTACACTGAGCGCACGGTTTGAGAAAGGAGAATGTAAACATGCCTACCGTATACGTTGTGCAAGAGATGCCCAACCATGATATTTCCGCCGCCATGCGCTTCGGGGAGATCAAGGTTTTGCTGCCCTCCAACACGCAAATTGCTTTCAGCACGGTCCCTACTGTTCGCACCTTGAGGCGCAAGCTGCGGGACTACAAGGAAGGGGATGCCCTGTTGCTCACAGGCGACCCCGTGGCTATCGGCTTGGCCTGCTCGATAGCTGCTTTCTATAACTCTGGCCGATACACAGCCTTGAAGTGGGACCGGCGTGAGAAGCTGTACATCCCCGTCAAGATCGATGTTACCGAGAATGGAGAAAGAGATGACTGACATCAACAGCATATTTGAGCAGGACGCAGACGCCCTGACCATCAAGAACGAGGACCTGTCTTCTGTCGGCGCTTTGGCCAAGCGGGCCAAAGAGCTTGAGAAGGAAATCCTCGACATGGAGTCGGTGCTCAAGGAACGCAAAGAGCAGCAGCGCAAGATGATGGAGGAGGCGATCCCCGCGATGCTGCAAGAACTGGGCATGTCTAAGTTCACCATGACAGATGGCAGCGAAATCGTTGTCAAACCGTTCTACAGCGCCAGCATCCCCGAGGAGAAGCGGGCGCAGGCGTATGAGTGGCTGCGTGAGCACGGGTACGACGACATTATCAAGAACACTGTGTCAGTACGGTTTGGCCGCAATGAGGACAAGCTGTGCGAGTCACTTTTGAATCAACTGCGCGAGCAAAACTATCCTGTGGAGCAGGCGCAGAAGATCGAACCCCAGACCCTTAAGGCCTGGGTTCGCGAGCAGGTGGAACGCGGAAGCGAATTCCCCACAGAACTCTTTGGTGTCTACGTTGGCCAAAGAGCAACCATCAAATCAGCGTGAAACAAGGAAATTAATCATGGCCAAGAATGAGGTAGTCGAGAAAAAAGAATATGCCGTCGCTTTGGGCGGTGACTTTGAACAGGACGCGAACAGAGGCTTTGACGGTATGGGGCAGGAGGACTTTGCTCTCCCGTTCCTCAAGCTGCTCACCAGCACCAGCCCTGAAGTGGGCGAGGTCGAAGGTGCGATGCCCGGCTGCGTGATGAACAGCGTCACTGGCGAAATCTACGATGGCAAGAAAGGCATCACCGTCATCCCGGTGGCCTATGTGCGCCAGTACATTGAATGGGCCCCTCGCGGCTCGGGCAGCGGCGCACCGATTGCAATCTATCCGGCAACGTCCGACATCCTCACCCGCACCCACCGGGAGCCGGGGGACAACAAGGACTATCTGGACAGTGGCAACTACATCGAGAACACGGCCAATCACTACGTGATGGTCGTCAACGATGCGGGCATCCCTGAGCCTGCCTTGATCGTCATGAAGTCCACGCAACTGAAGAAGTCGCGCAAGTGGAACAGCATGATGATGAGCACCAAGCTCATGGGTAAGAACGGTCCGTACACGCCCCCGATGTACAGCCATGTGTATCGACTGACCACTCAGGCCGAGTCTAACGACAAGGGCAAGTGGTACGGATGGGAGATCGAGAAGATCGGCCCGATCCAGGATATGAATCAGTATCAGGCCGCCAAGTCCTTTGCCTCACAGATCAGTGCAGGCGAAGTCAAGGTCAAGCATGAAGGCGAAGGTGTCGTGGACAACGGACCAGCCCCATTCTGATTTCGGGGCCGAAAGCGGATTCTGCGTGTCGTTACTGCAATTCCTGTACGCAGAATCGGCGAGTAGGCCCCACCTTTTATAGAGAGTGCAATGACAGACATAACAAGGTTCAAAGCGATCTTCAGTGGACTGGACATCGCTTACGGTACGTACCGAATAAAGGCAGAACGTGGAGACGGAAAACAAGCTGGGCAAGCCACAGTCGTGCGCAAGCCCCCAACGGATGACTTGTGGATTGCACACCTCGAGGGTGTTGAACCGAGTCTTGGAATTATCCCAATCAGGGCGGATAACACCTGCATCTGGGGATGTATTGACATTGACCAGTACCCTCTGGACCACAAAGGCCTCGTAGAGCGAATTGCGCAGTTGAAGCTGCCGCTGGTCGTATGCAGAAGCAAATCAGGAGGGGCCCATGTCTTTTTATTCACAAAAACGCCTGTTCCAGCCAGAGACTTTCAAACGTATCTCAAGAATGCGGCTGCACTGCTTGGTGAAGCGGGTCGAGAAATCTTTCCGAAGCAAGCCGAAATCCTTGTTGATCGAGGAGACACCGGCAACTTTCTCAACCTGCCGTACTTCGGTGGAGACGCCGGCCTTCGTTACGCAATCAACCCGGATGGGTCTGCGGCGACTTTGGAAGAGTTTTACGGTCTGTACGATGCAGCGGTTCAAGAGTTGCCGCTCAGTTTTCCTGAACCGCCTAAGCAAGCAGAGAGCCCCATCAAGGACGGCCCGCCATGCCTACAAGCACTATGCGCCCAAGGCTTCCCGGAGGGCACGCGCAATAATGGCCTATTCAACATTGGCATCTATCTTAAGCGGGCCCACCCGGCCGGCTGGGAAGACAAGCTGGTTGAATACAACTACAAATACGTGGCTCCCCCTCTGCCCAACAACGAAGTCCAGATACTGGTCAAACAGGTTGGCAAAAAAGAGTATCACTACAAGTGCAAGGATGCACCGCTAAATTCCTTCTGCCACTCAGGCCTGTGCCGCACCCGCAAGTTTGGCATCGGGGCCAACTCGCCTGACGCGCCACAGATCGCCAGCTTGTCGAAGTACGCCAGTGAACCACCCCTGTGGTTCTTGGATGTCAACGGACGGCGCATCGAGCTAGACACTGACAGCCTATTCCTACAAGGCGCGTTCCAAAAGGCTTGCCTGGAAAAACTCAATGTCCTACCCCCGACCCTGCGCAAACAGGATTGGGAAAACCTGCTCAATGCCCTGCTCAAGGAAATGATTGAGACCGAGCAGATCACTGAAGCCAGCGAGGACACCAGTGTGACCGGCCGCTTCATGGACCTGCTTGAGGAGTTCACCACCCACATGCAGCAGGCGCTTGTGCGCGATGAGGTCATCATGGGCCGCCCCTGGACGGATGATGAGGAGGCCCGCACGTACTTCAGGATGAAAGACCTGGAGGCCCATCTCAAGCGCAACAACTTCGCTTCCCTGTCCGCGCCCAAGATGGCGCAGCGCCTGCGCGATATGGGCGGTGAGCCCATCAGCCTGTTCCTCAAGAACAGGACGGTGCGCTGCTGGCGTATCCCCCGCTTTCAAAAGCAGGATGCGCCCTTTGACACGCACACCCAGCGCACAGAAGGGAGCCCGTTCTAGCCATGGTCGAGATTCACAAAATCTTCGGGCCGCCCGGGGCAGGCAAGACCACCTACTTGCTCAACCGCGTCGAGCAGGAATTGGAGGCCGGCGTTCACTCGTCCCGGATCGGCTACTTCTCCTTTACGCGCAAGGCAGCCAACGAAGCGCGGGACCGGGCCGTGGCCAAGTTCCCGTTTCTCCACCCCAAGACCGACTTCCCGTTTTTCCGGACGCTGCACTCCCTGGCTTTCCACTGCCTTGCCATCAAGGCAGACATGATGATGAAGCCCGAGCACTACCGGGAGTTCGCCGCCGAGGTGGGCATCGAAATCGCCCTGGGCACCGAGGAGGATGTGAACCTTGCCAAGGCCGACAACCCGATCCTCAACGAGATCAATCTGGCCCGCATCAAAGGCATCGACCTGCGCCAGCATTACGACCAAAGCGGGCTGGACATCGAGTGGTATCACTTCGAGTTCGTAGAGCGGTCCTACCGCCACTACCGGCGCTCGCGTAACCTGCTGGACTTCACGGACCTGCTGGAGATGGTGGTGCTCGATGCATCGCTAATCCCGGCCCTGGAGGTGGTAATCATCGACGAAGCGCAGGACCTGAGCCGATTGCAATGGCAAATGGTCGAGCTACTGGTTTCCAAGGCGAAACGGGCCTTCCTCGCCGGAGACGACGATCAGGCAGTATTCACCTGGGCCGGCGCTGATGTCAAGAGCTTCCTGTCCTTCCAAGGGCATATCACCGTGCTCGAGCAGTCCTACCGGGTCCCCAGCACCGTCCACGCCCTGGCCAACCACATCGTCCACCGGATCAGAGAGCGGCAGCCCAAGAAGTGGAAAGCCCGGGACTTTGAAGGATCGGTCAAGACTTACTACCGGTTTGAGGATGTACCGCTCAACGACGAGCCCTGGCTCATCATGGCCTCGACCAATTACATGCTCAACCCGGTGCATGAATGGCTGCGCTCAAGCGGCATCCTGTTTGAGCGCGGCGGCGTGCCGAGCCTGCCGGTCAAGATGATTGAGGCGGTCGTGCATTGGGAGGCCCTGCGCCGTGGCGAGGAAGTCGTCGGGGCGCATGTGATGGACATCTACAAGTACCTGGGTGGAGAGTTCGTTGCCCGAGGCCACCGGACCTTCAAGGGCGGGGACCCGACCGCGATGTACACCCTTGCGGCGCTGACCAAGGACCACGGCCTACGGACCGAGGCCATCTGGCACGAAGCCCTGGAGCGCATCGCCGAGGAAAAGCGAGAGTACCTAATCGCCGTTCTGCGCCGAGGCACCAAGTTGTCCACAGCCAACCGAATCAAGTTGTCCACAATCCACGGAGCCAAGGGCGGGGAGGCGGACAACGTCCTGCTGTTCATGGACCTCTCGCCCAAGTCGGCCAAGGAATATGCGGCCCAAAGCGACAACATCAACCGCCTCTTTTACGTAGGCGTGACCCGGGCCAAAAAAACGCTTCACCTGATTCTGCCCAAACAACGAGAAAAAGGATTTGCTCTGTGAAAACGATGCCCATGTTTCCAACTGCCACTGAGTGGGTTCCTCCACAGGCTTTCCCCGACTTATCCACAGCCAAGGAGATTGCAATTGACCTCGAAACATGCGACCCGAACATGGAGTCTATGGGTCCCGGTTGGCCTCGCGGTGACGGGAGTATTGTTGGTTACGCAGTCGCAGTCGACGGCTGGGCTGGGTATTTCCCTGTTGGCCATGGCGGTGGCGGCAACTTGGATCGGCGGCTTGTGGAGCGTTGGGTACGCGATGTCCTCAACACCCCAGCGGACAAGATCATGCACAACGCCGCCTATGACGCCGGGTGGTTGGGTGCAAGTGGATTCACCATCAACGGTCGAATCTATGACACCATGCTTGCTGCCCCGCTCCTCGATGAAAACCGCTTCTCGTACAGCCTCAATGCGCTTGGCTTCGATTACCTTAAAGAGGTCAAGAGTGAGCAAGCTCTCAAACAGGCGGCCGCTGACTTCGGGGTTCACCCCAAAAAGGAGCTTTGGAAGCTCCCAGCCATGTATGTTGGTGAGTACGCCGAGCAAGACGCTGCGCTGACCCTCAAGCTCTGGCAACACTTCAAGATCAAAATGCGGCAGGAGGAGGTCGAGTCGGTCTTCAATCTCGAGACCGATGTGTTCCCCGTGCTGCTGGAGATGACCCGGCGCGGCATCCGGTTTGACCGCGAGAAATGCGAGCAGTTGATTGGCCAGATGCGAAAGCGCGAGAAGGAACTGCTGCAGCAGATCAAGACCCAGGTCGGCCAGCAGGTGGACGTTTGGGCCGCGCAATCCATCGCCCAGGCCTTTGACCGCCTCGGCATTCAGTACGCCAAGACCGCCACGGGGCTGCCCAGCTTTACCAAGGGATTCCTGGACGGCTGTGAGCATCCGCTGGCCAAGATGATCGTAGAGGTGCGCGAGACCAACAAGACGCACAGCACGTTCCTGCAGCCCTACATGGACTTCAGCGCCAAGACCGGCCGTGTGCATCCGCATGTCAACCAGATGCGCTCCGATGATGGGGGCACTGTCACAGGCCGCCTGTCCATGGCTAACCCCAATCTGCAACAGGTTCCGGCCCGCCATGAGGTGATCGGACCGATGGTTAGGAGCCTTTTCCTGCCCGAGGAAGGGGAGATGTGGGCCTCCAACGATTTCTCGTCTCAGGAGCCCCGCCTGCTGGTCCACTACGCCAGCCTGCTGTCCCTGCCCGGGGCCGACAATCTGGTTGCGGCCTACCGGGAGGACCCCACCACCGACTTCCACCAGATGGTTGCGGACATGGCCGGCATCAAACGCAAGGCGGCCAAGACCATCGGCCTGGGGCTGATGTACGGCATGGGCAAGAACAAGCTGGCCAACAGCCTGGACCTGTCCCTGGATGAGGCCAGCGAATTGATTGACAACTTCCACCGCAACGTCCCCTTCCTCAAGGGCACCGTTAACGCGGTGATGGCCAGGATTGACCATGCGGCCTCAGGCGGCGCGATCCGCACCCTGCTGGGCCGCAAATGCCGCTTCCCGCTGTGGGAGCCCATGGAGTGGGGCGTGAACAAGGCGCTGCCGCGTGAGCAGGCCGTCATTGAATACGGCGCACGGATCAAGCGGGCGGGCACCTACAAGGGCCTCAATCGCCTGATTCAGGGGTCAGCCGCCGATCAGACCAAGGCCGCCATGGTGGCCCTGACCAAGGCCGGCTTGACGCCCATCCTGCAGGTTCACGATGAGGTGGCGCTGTCGGTCAAGAATCGGGAAGAGGCCGAGGAAGGGGCCAGGATCATGGCCGAGGCGGTGCGCCTGGAAGTCCCCAGCCGGTGCGATGTGGAGATCGGACCAAGCTGGGGAGAGGCAAAGTGATCATGCCCTGCGGCGCAGGGTGAGCATCAAGAGCTTAGTCTTGACCTCGGCCAACGCTTCAAGGATTCTGTTCAAAGACAGGCTTGGGGCGGGTTTCTGGTCGTAGAACAGGTCCAGTTGCTGCAGGATGAAGAGATACTCTCCACGGCCCCGGCCCTTGACCAGATCAGCCTGCAACACGCCGCGAGAAACCAAGGCCAGCCCTGCCCTGCGGACGCAGGAGGGCTGGAAACCCAGGGCCTTGGATATCTCGCTGGTGCGCTGCGGGACGTAGTTGGATTGGCGCAGAAAGGCCAGGATGGCCGTCTGCACTTCCTCCGAGGACATCCGCACCGCTCTGATTGGAGAGGTCACCGCACCCTCCCCTCCAAGCGATCTGCGACCAGCTTGGCGTAGCCGGCGATGTCGGCCCAGTGATCGACCTTATCGGGGTCGCCGTTGACGATGCGGCCCATCTTGTGGACGATCATCTCCAGGGCTTCCCACTGGTCGTCAGCAAAGGTCTTGTTGTGCCGCTGGGCATGCTCTGCCATCAGGCGTTTGATGCCCTGCATGAGCGATGCGCCGTCTTTGAACGCACCGTAGTCCACGGCCCGCGCATCGAGGATGCCGTCAACAGAGATAGTGCTCTTGGTCTGCTTGGGCAGCGTGATGGTGAATTCCTTCTGCACAGCCTTGTTTGCTGACTTGCTCTCTATCCGGGCCCGCTGGCGCAGCTTGTAGGCGTGGGGGAGGCCCATCTTGAACTTCTTGGCGGTCTCTCTTACGTTTGCAGTCGGGTCGTTTTTAAAGAAGTCGATCACACTCCGGGATTTTTCAGAAAACTTTTTCATAGCCATGCTTCCTCTATAGGTTCTTCAGGTTGTGGGTTTTGCTTCTTCGGTGGTTTGGGCATCAGCTTGGGGTCCAAGCGATCAAACGGCCACCACCGCTTGAGTTCTTCCTCTGTCAGTCGTCGTTTAGGTTGTTCAGCCATAGCTCTCCTTTCTGTTGTACGGATAGTGTACGCCACCTGAAACATATGTCAAGAGGGGGCATTCTCCTGGTTCCTTTTCCCCTCTGCCTGGGCTGCCTTGAGCGATGTGTATCGCTTCTGGCTGCTCTTGAGAAAGAACAACTGCTCATAGTCCCTGGTGATTTCATCAAGGACCTCGCCCTTAGGCGATTCCAAAATCCAGTGGTCGGTATTCCATGTTTTCCACTTCATTTCACTTCTCCTTGGCGTCGAACCCTTTTGAGTTTTGGCTGCGTGATCGCAACTTCCTTGGTGTTGAAGCTGTGATCGTTAAAGCAGTGCCGGCGTCTGATTGGTGTTCCATCCTCGTCCTTGGTGTGTTTGACTTCGGTTGGTGCTTTGCATAGGGGGCATTTCATTTTTTTATGGTCCCTCGCTCGATCAGTTCTTGTCTACGGCGAAGCCACTGCGTGTAGTTGTAGCGCAGCCTGCGGCGCCTGCTCTCATCGAATCGCTCCGCCTTTGGTCTGACTTCGTGTGGGTCAACAGACCTGAGCAGCGCATCTCGTATGGCCTGCGGATTTGCGCCGATCAAGGTGGCGTACTGCTCAAACGATGTGTCCTTGTTGAACAGCCAATTGATCGCGGCCAACGCATCACCTGCGCTTGCATTGCTGTTGGAGGCATCATCAACTGCCTGGGCAATGACTGCCGCGAGCAGGCGGGCACAGGCCACGGTTTGCGGCTCTGCGCCAGGGTGGGTTGAGACAAAGTCAATCATCAGTCGGCTCCTCTTTCATTGATCTCATAAAACCAATCGTCGCCAGCGGCCCACTTGCGAGAGCCATCAACGGTCCAGACGTACTTGGCTGCCTGGAAGTCCGGGAATTTGACATCCAGTGGGATCAGGCTCTGGTCGTACCAGAGGCAGCGGTTGTTGGGCTGCGTGGCAAACTGGCCGTTGTCCAGGCGGATGAAGTTAAAGCTCTTGTGTTCTTCGGCCGTCTCAACGAATGTGGTGTCAAGGGCCATCTCGTCGGCGCAGAAGTCCACGGTGAACATGTATTTGCCAAAGTGCCACTGCTTGTCCTTGCCGAGAAACTTCACGCTCAGGTTCCTCAGGTTGATCTTCTCGACCACCGTGAAGCGGTAGCTCATGCAGTCCCATAGCTGCAGTGTGTCAATCGGCAAGTCCCCCGCTTCTTCTTTCCACACGTAGGCATGCAGTGGCAGCTTGTCGTAGAGAGCACCGTAGTTTGGCAGCAGGCTTTCGATGCGAAATACCTGCCCCCTGAGGGCTTTGAGGCTGACCCAGATTGCCGGCTCAAGATGCCCGTGCCCCTTTTCAAAGTTGTACAGAAATTCGCGCCGCACAAAGCATTTGAGCGGCGGCAGGCTGGCCACAAGATAGCTCATTTGTCCACCCCGAACGCCTTGCGGATGAGATCGGCTGCTTGGTACGGCTCGGCCTCGTCGGCGATCTCGGCGCAGCGTTTGGCAGTTGCCTCGCGCTCGGCTTTCACCGCCGCCTCAAGCTCTGAGCGGTAGCACAGGGTGTCGTCGTCATCTTTGGTCATGCTTGCCCCCTTGCCTTGAGCATGGCGTCTGCAAACGTGTACGCGACAGAAGCGGCGACTTGGGGTGTAACACCATTCAGTGGAACCATTGCCTGCATCGCCTTGGCTGCGAAGTAGTCGCGCAGCGTCATGCCCGCCGTCACCGGCTGGTGCAGATGCTCGATGGTGTGTGGGAAGGCGTATTCGTTGCTCATGTGTTGTTCTCCCTGAGCATCTTCTCGGCGTCATAGAGCAGATCGCGGTACTCGTAGTCGTACTGATTGATCTGCTCATCGGTGAGCCCGACCCACGGGCGCGGGGCGGCGTAGAGTTTTGCGCCGACCTCGATGCCTGTCGCATCGTCCCATGCAATCACAGGCCGACCGTTTGCCTCCATCCGATAAACGTGCGCCACGGATTTACTGCTCATTTGACCCTCCTCACAGCCACCCACTCGGGCTCCTTGGCTTCCACCACAACCGGCGGCCGTTGTTCGCTGGGCGGCACCCACCCATACCTGCGCCATGTTTTCTGTACATCAGCGCCCGATGTCCATACAAAATCAGGATGCCCAACGGGAATCCACGGATCAGTTCTCTTTGCAGTCATTCCACCCTCCAGCAGCAATACCCATCTTCAGTCTTTCGAACCGAAAACTTCTTTTTGGTTTTATGCCAATACCGTACCGCAGCAATCTGAACCGTCTGCGGCCGGATGTGTTTAGGAATCAGGAAGCTGTCCCCGACCTCCATCTTTCCAAACGGATAGCTTCGCGGCAAAGGCCGCCCCTTTTCAATCTTCACGATACTTTCCTTTCTCCAGTCTCAAATTTTTCCCGGCCATCTGCACTGTTGTGAACAGCAACCATGTTTTCGTAGTCAAGCTCCGGCTCGCACCAGCACTCGGCTGTCAGTTCATGCTGGCGCAGATCATTTAAGGGGGTCACGTGAATCACGATGTTCCCCGCCTTCGACTCGCCCCTTGTGGTTCTCCACATGTTGTTCATGCCTGATCTCCCCTCGTAAAAAGGCCACCTGAAGACGCAGCCGGTAGTTCTCAACAACCAGCTTGCGCCACGCATCAAGGACCATCTTGGTGTCTGGCTCCATCTTCCACCAATGCCTTTTCTGCAATCTTGATGATCTCCAGGCAATGGCCCTCAGCCCCTTCAGGGTTGGCGGCAGCCATCAATGCATGCGTCTGGATGCGATAGAGCGCCTCCCACAGGGCCTTGCGGTCCCGATCAAGGCACAAGGGGCTCGGCTCAGGGTCCACGGTCACAGCCGGGGGGTTGAACCGGAGATACCTGTGTCCCACAGCGTTGACCGCGAGCCACGCGACAGGGATTTTGCTAGGGGTCAGAACGCTGGTCATTTCTCGCCCCTCTCAAGCTGCTGCATCATGTGGTACAGGCGGGCGTACATGTCCGCGCCGGTATTGCGCATGTACTCCTTCATTTCCATCACCGGAGGCAGGGCCACCTCCGGAACACAGACCTCCACCAAACAGCCGCGCTGCTCCATGGTGATCCTCAGAACCGCCACATCCGAGTCGGAAGACTCAGGGGTGTACACAAAAGGCTTTGAATCAGTCATTGAATTTCCTTGTCCAGTACTCATCAGCATCTTTGTAGAAAGTTAAAAACATGTCCGTTGAAGTGTGGGCAGATATCTGCGCTGCACGGCAGCAACCGGCCGCAAGGCGCGTTGCAACCACCGCAGCAACCTTCTTGTCCACCCCCTCTCCAAAAAACAACTCCACGGCCTTCCTGCTCAACACAGCAGCTTGGTCACTTTTCTTTTTTGTCGGGTCTTCCATCATTCCTCCCACCTCAGGTAAGCTTCCTCTTCCAAATCCTCAATCATGTCCATCTTCATCACCGGAGAGATATCGAGCCCCTCAGGCGTGTAGGCATGCATCAGGGTGTACGTAGCCGGGTAGTCCGGCTCCATCTGCAGCCCCTCGGACCGAAGACCACGGCTCGGGGCCTCGTAGAAGAAAAAGCAGGTTAGCGTCACCCCGAGCAGATCACACTCGTACTCTATCGAAGGATGACCAGAATGGTACGGTACTTTACTTTTTGGCACAGTCATAACATGCTCCCGAAAAATTGTTTGAGGGACTTAGTGGGTTCCATGAGGCTTTGCTCCTACTTCCAAAGTCATGGGATCAAGGTCCGCGTACGCAGAAGCCACGCCATCGAGCAGGGTCTGCAAAGGCATGCCAGCACCCTTGGCAATCACCGCCACGACCAAGATCGAAGCGAACAAGGCCTCAGTGGGCTGCTCGAATTCGGTAGAGCAGATGTTGATCAGACGCTTGGCATCATCAATGATATTGTCAGGAATCTGACAAGGTTTGTCGCTCATGTGTAACTATCCTTTCTGGGTTGTGAATGAGATACGGAGATTAGTCTAGCTTACATGGGTGTAGGCGTGTTAGGGAAAGTTGAGAAAAACATAGGTGTTTTCCCTAGGTGGGAGGAGGCTATATAACGGATCATGGACCACGGACCGGGGTCTTATGCTTTTTTTGAAATGTATATAGGACTTTTAGGGGTCGAGTGTGTTTTTATTTTTTTTTTTGTGGATTTAGACGTAATAGACGTAATGGCGTAAGAATGCAGTGTTTATGCGGGTTGTAGGACCTTTCGGAGCATTACGGGGGGAGATTCAGTGGAATATTTCTGGGGGGCTCCGCGCGACACTTTCAAAAAAAATAAAATCGTTGTTACCCCCTAAAAGTCCTATAGGAAACCTCTTGAATTGACTTGGGCTTGGAACCTGTTTACACTTGGCAGCAGTTTTTCGGAGGATAGCTGTGTTACGAATTGAGCAGGGAATCGAGTTGCCCACGGCGCGGACGAAGTACCCGTTCGCTGACATGCAGCCGGGGGACAGCATCCGGTTCACATCCAAGGAGCAGGCCAACTCTGCACGGGTGGCCTCGATCCGGTTTGTGAAGGTCCACCAGCCCGACTGGTCTTTTGTCCTGCGCAAGGTCGAAGGCGGGTGGCGGCTGTGGAGGAAGGCCTGATGCCCAAGAAGGATGTCTGGAATGTTGCCCCGGTAACGCCGGACAAGGCCCGTACCCGGATGTCCCGGGAAGTGGCCCCGTTGCGCAAGCAGCGGCGGACCATGAACTCTAAGCAGTGGAAGTTTGTCACTGAGCTTGTGAGCGGGGACGGCCGGGTCACCATGAAGGAAGCTGCCATCCGGGCGGGGTACAACGAAAAGTCGGCTTCTGTCATGGCCTGGAAGCTGACGAATCCGGAAGAGTACCCGCATGTGGTCGCTGCGATTCAAGAGTACCGGGCGCAGCTGAACTCAAAGTACAACACCTCGTACGAGCGGCACATGCGAGACTTGCAGTTGATTCGGGACAAGGCGCTCGAGGCCGGAGCTTATGCGGCGGCCGTTCAGGCAGAATACCGCCGAGGGCAGGCCTTGGGCACAATCTACGTCGACCGCAAGGAAATCCGGCACGGTACTATTGACTCCATGTCGAAGGAAGAAGTGCAGCGCAAGCTGGACGAACTGCGCAAGCTGTACGGCGGGCCGCCCCCGTCCGCCCTGATCGACGCCAGCACGGGAGCAGTGATTGAAAGTGCAGAACGAGATAGGGACCCGGCTTTTGTCGCTCCGGTGGCAGAACCTCCCCCCGACATTTTTGAGCGGGACAACTCGAAAGGCCCGGAAGATGACCGCCCCTGAAGCCGCCTTTGCAACTCGGGTCCGAGAGGGCTTGCTGCCCTTAGGTGTGGACATCGAGCGAATCGAAAACCGGGTAAACCTCGGGATATCCGATTGTCTTATGGGCATTGGTTCCGGCTTTGTCTCGGTCGAGCTCAAAGTGGTCGCCCGGGGCTTGAAGGTATCGCTACGGCCCCATCAAATTGCCTTTTTGACCCGGCATGCCTTAAAGGGCCGCCCTTGCTTTGTCCTGGTTTTTTACAAGGGCTCGCTGCTGCGGCCGCCCCGAATCTACCTCTACCATGGGCGCGATGCGGTCGCCCTTGCTGAGCACGGCCTGAAGCTTCCGCCCCTGTTTGACTGGCCAAGCCGGGGCATGCCATGGCCGGAACTGGTGCAGGCCCTGGGGGAAACCGGTTAGGGTTTTCACCTATGCACAAAACGCACGCCTAGTGTAAACTGGCGTCTGCCATATCGGCAAATCAAGAAAGGATAGAGTCATGCTGAAAACCGTTCCCGTGTCCGGTAACCGGAAAACCGGCCCTATTGCTGTGACGTATCGCAGTGGCGAGCACGAAACCTATAAAACGTGCCCCAAAACGTGCAAGCTGCACCCCAAGAGTGAGCAGGGCGCGACCTTGGTCGACGAGGGCTATCTGCAGGCCTTGCTCGAGTCAGTCCCCCGGCAGGGGCTTGCCTGGACCTATTCGCATTTTCCGGCCGCTGCTATTCCGAAGGCCAAGAAGGGCCAAACCGTGATAAATGCGTCCTGCGATACCGTAGCCGATGCTGTGGCGGCGGTAAAAGCCGGCCGTCCCGCCGTGTATGCTGCCCCGAAGGATACCGCCGACAATTGGCCGGCCACTGTTGACGGGGTCCGGTTTTATCGCTGCCCTGCCGAATTGTCGGAAGCTTTTACATGTGCCCAGTGCGGGAACGGCCGCCCACTGTGCGCAAGGCCCGAACGGTCCGATGTTGTTGTTTTTGTTGCTCACGGGACCGGGGCTAAAAAAGTCGGGTCCGATGCTGGCGGCGGATGCTATGCCGCGAGCGGCCCTACAGCGATACAGTGGCACGGGGTCAAAAAACAGGCCCCGGCCGATGATGGGCAGTCGCTGCGGGCTTTTGCTCGGTCGCTGCCCCCGGGGTCTTTTTTGCGCCACCATGTGGCCGGAGATATCGGGAGGGCTCAGTAATGTTTTTTGTGGTCTTGCTGCTGTTCCTCGTGGCGTGGTATTTGATAGATAAATTTGGCAATTGGGATTAGATTCGCGATTAAAAAAATCAATTGGACCGGGCCCGATTTAGGCCTAGAATTCATTCAACCCTGCAGCATGGTGCAGCGGGGCACCCTCAAGAAAGGATAGATAAATGGCTCACATGATCGACACCACTACCGGCCGCGCTGCTATGGCATACCTCGGCCAAACCCCATGGCACGGCCTCGGCCACCAGCTGCAGCCCGGGGCCTCAATCGAGGAATGGACCCATCAGGCCGGACTAGCCTATACCGTGCTCGAGTCCCCGGTTTTGTATCGGACCGAGGCGGCCACTGAGCCCGAGGTTTTCAAGGGTCGCAAGGTCCTGCATCGCAGCGATACCGGGGCAGCCCTGTCCGTGGTTTCGGACGGTTATCGCACGGTGCAGCCGGCCGAGGTTATGGGGTTTTTCGGCAAGCTTGCGGACATCGGCGGGTTTGAGCTCGAAACCGCCGGGGCCCTGAGCCACGGCCGCCGAGTGTGGGCCCTGGCAAGGGTCAACCCCGGCGCTGAGGTCCTGGGGGGCGATATCGTCCGGCCTTACCTTTTGCTCGGAACGTCCTATGATGGGACTATGGCCACGGTCGCAAAATTTACGGCCGTCCGCGTAGTGTGCAATAACACCATTGTCCGGGCCCTGGCAGGCGAAACTACCGGAGAGGTTCGGGTGCTGCACTCCGAGCGATTCGATGCGGACCGGGTCCGCCTTGAACTGGGCATTGTGGCGGACAACTGGGAGCGATTCCTGATTGAGTCCCGGGCCCTTGCCGGCCGCCCCATGAGCGAGCCCGAGGCGGACGAATTTATCAAGGCGCTGCTCGAGCCCTACCATACTGGCCGGCTTGATATCCCGGAAACCAAGGGATACCGCCGCATCATGGATTTGTTCAAGGGTTCGGCTATCGGGTCCGATATCCCCGGAGTCATGGGGACCCGCTGGGGAATGCTTAACGCAGTCACCGAGATGGTAGACCATGAGCGCGGCCGGCAGGGGTCAACCCGCCTTGAGTCGGCATGGTTCGGCACTGGTGCAGCCCTGAAAAATAAGGCCATGGAACTGCTCGCCGCTTAACCCGGCCTGATGCAATTGAGAATCAGTCCTATTTGCCAATGAAAACCATTCTCAATTGCCCGGTTTCCCCCGGTTAGTTTTGCAGGGGGAAACCTGCCCCCTGGTCCCTGCCGCTCGCCCCGTAAAACGTGGCGCATGGCGCGTGGTCCGGGGGCCATGGGCCCCGGGCCGTGGCCCGGGAAACCCGGTCCGGCGGCAGCCGGACCGGGTTTCCCCTAGGTTGACGCGTGAATTTTGGTATATAATTCCCGGACCGGGGCGCGGTGCCCCGGATCAAGAAAGGATAGAGTTATGGCCCTCAAGCCCGGAGACGTCTCAAATTTCGAGACGATAAAACGCGCCTTCAAGAACAAGGATGTTGCCCTGGTGGAATGCACCGATGCAGTTACTGGCGAATATGTCGCCGTGATTTGCGCGGTCCAGGAGGAAGAAGGGGACAATGTTGCCATGGTCCCCCTGGCCCGCCTGTTCGCAGGTAACCCGTATGCGGAGGTTCTGCCTCCGGAAATCGAGGGGGCCTGACCATGAAACAATTGATCGAGCGCGATGGCTGGACCCTGGTCCATGAGGGCACTACGCGGCCCGCTTGCCTGGGCGATACTGTCACCGACTTTAGGGGCGATAAGGCGGAGCTTTGCGGCGGTCACCCGCCCCGCCACGCGGCCAGCACTGGCCGCGTGTATGTCGAGCCCGGGGCGGAATATTTCCCCAGCGTTTTTGGCCTCGAGTGGGCCAAGGTCCCAGCCCTGGCCCGCCTGGGCTGGGTGGGCCAGTATGGCGCGGAGGCCTGACCATGCACATAGAACAATTGGCCCTGGCCGTGATCCATGATCCCACCACCCAGGGGGCCAGGGCGAAAGCCTTGGCCCTGTTCCTGATGACCACGCGTAATGCTGCCGTGCTCTCGCTCATGCAGTCGGTTTACGCTGAACTGGACAAACCCATTTATGAGGGCGTGACGTTCACGGATGACCAGGGCGAGCCGGCCGAGTGCTGGGCAGCGGCCGATATGGTCCTGCAGTCCGAAATTGATCGGGCGCTGGTGGCCGATTAAAAAATACAATTGGCCCGTGGGCCACGGACCTGGGTTATAATGTGGTCTGCTGCAGCGGCCGCTGCAGCTAAACCCTTAGAAAGGATAGAGATCATGGACCAATCTGAAATGCTCACCCTGCTCGGCGGACTGTATGACAAGCTTGTCAGCGATGTCGCCCAGCGGGTCCAGACCGAACTGGCTGGCAAAGTCACCGAAGGCGCATCCGCTGCCATCGAAGGGCTCAAGGGAGACCTGGACTCCCGGATCAGCGCCGGTATCGAGGACTGGGCCGATAACTACCTGAATGACCGCCTCGATACCTGGGCCACGGTCCACCTGGACATTGAAGGCGATATCGACCGCTACGTCAGGAAGGACCTGGACCTGACCGATCTGATAACTGAGACAGTTAAGGACCTGACCTTCGAGATTACAGTTAGTTAAAAAAATGTAGCACCGGGATAAAAACCGGTGCTATAATGTCATCACTGCAGCACGGTGCTGCAGTCAACCCTAGAAAGGATAGAGTCATGAACAAGGTTATCAATATCAACGGTCAGCGCTTCCTCTTGCCCACCAGCACCAGCGCCAAGGACGTTGCAGCCCTGGCAGGTTTCATGGTCGGCCTGCGCCCAGTGCAGCAAGAGTACGACTACGACAAGCGTGAGTACATGTTCTATGCTGACCCGTCCGGCGTGCAGGTCCAGCTGGAGGATA